CACTGACTGGAGTCTGGTGGCTCAGCGCGACGGGGGCGAGACCGCCTGGGTCTTCATGATCCACGCGGGAGACAAGAGATCCTCCACACCAACCAAGGAGAAGAAGTGACCGACAGAGCCATGAGAACTGCGAAGCATCAGACCAGAGTCGTGGTCGTTGGAGCTTACGGCGGGGGCAATCGTGACCGCCAGGGGTTCATCGACTTCCTCGACGACCTCGACCCAGATGTGGTCTTGGTCAACGAGGCGGACCACATGCACGACCATCTCAAGTCGCTGGGCAGACTGTACAGCGGCAAGTCGAGTCACGGGGCCCGGGAGGTGGCAGTGGTGTACACGGGCCGTCGCAGGGCTGAGTGGTCGCAGATCAAGCGGCTGACGAAGTTCGTGTCCAAGCCGTTCGCTCACGGCAGGTTCATGGCCATCGCGGGCTCCCGCGCGGAGGTCAACGTCGCGGTCCACCCCAACGCCGTCATCCAGTCGGGACGGACAGGAAAGTGGACCGGCAACCCCGGGGCCAAGGAGTGGCGTGATCACGGAGCACCGCGACTCAAGCGGCGGCTCAGGAAGGTGCTGAGCAACAATCACCCGGGTCGGAAGGTCAGGGTCGGAGGCGACATGAACGCGGACGACCGGGGCCCCAACGAGGGACCCTCGCCCAAGGGGATGTTCGCCGATCTGGGCCTGCAGTCGAAGAACGCTGGCTTCATGTGGCTGGCGTGGAATCCTCACGCGGAGGAACTGATTCACTGGCGAGTGTTGGGCAAGGCTCCGGGCACCGACGCGCACAAGGTCATCGTGGCAGATTTCAGGGACAAGGAGGTAGTGCTGTGACCGACAACAACAAGCCCCGACAGAAGATGAGGGGCCACAAGGAGTCCAACGGCTCAGCTCGAGGGTCCAGGCCCATCAGGCTGACGGAACTGCAGAAAGTCTTGTTGGTGACCGGGGGTTTGGGTCATCGACTGCGAAGCGGCCGTGCATACGCTCAGCCGATGAAGAAGGGCCAGCGGCGCGATGATGCATGATCGATATCCCACCGCTCCCGATCGCTCCCCACGATCTTCTGGCGTGCTTCTTGTCGCGATCATCGCAGCGATGCTGGCTGCTCTTCTGCTGACGGGGTGCTCGAAGATGAGCGAGCCGTTCAAGGACGCCGAGCGCGGCAAGACCAACGACGACCCCGCTGACACGATCACCTTCCCCGACGGCTTCTCCAACGTCGCCACCAAGTGCGATCACGGCAATAGGGTCTACGTGATCTTCAAGCAGGACAAGCCCTACGGATCGCTGGCCGTGGTGCCGAACGCCGAGGGGTGCTGATGAGCGACGTAGAGAAAGCCATGCGGGAGCTCACCGAGGCCTTGGCTCTGTCGGCTGAGAAGTTTGCCAAGGTCATGGGGGAGTTGGCCAAGGCTTTGAACCCCGAGTCTGAGGTGGCTCATGTGCCTCTGGACCCCGGAGAGAACACGGTCGAACTGCCGCTGGCGGGCCAACCCCTCTTGGTGTGGGACCCAACTAAGACCCAGAAACCTCCTCTCACCGGGGTCGGTCAGGTGGTGTATGTGAACTCCCGTCGAAAGCCTGAGCTGGGCTTGGTGAAGTACCGAGTGTTCGCTGTTACCAAGGGGGGCTGTGCCCGACTGGAGAGGCTCGATGACGACGAAGCATGACTGCGTCTTTCTGGAGGTAGTCATCGAGGAGTCTGACGAGGACGACAATCTCAAGGCGGGGATGAAGGTCTTGATTCCCTGCGAGTGCGGTGAGACCCCCCTGGATCACTTGGGCATGGTGGAGATGCACATGAGGGAGGCTACTGAGGCCATTTCATCCATGCAGCCGACTGCCGCTTTGTACCACTGGGCCCCCACCAGTCGTCGCAAGCAGATAGTCAGATACGGGCTGAGGCCCTACATGCGTCCCACCACCAGCAGCGACGATTACCGAGCCCCACTCATCTGTCTTGGGGTGACTCCGTCTTGGGCCTGGGCGCTGTCTGGGGGCATGTCATGGACACCGGAGGGGGAGTGGGATCTCTGGCAGACTTACATGGACTGCCTGACCGAACCGACCATCCTGCCCAGCGTGCAGCACACCTCGGGCATACATGAGGTGCGCACCGAGCATCGAATCTACAAGCGGGACCTCTGGTACGTCGCCAGCCGCGTGAAGTGACCTTCCAGCCCCACTTCGGTGGGGCGGAAGTGTGTCGGGGGTCTCCTTGACAGAGATGAACCTGTCGTGGGAAGATTGAACCGCTCGACGCGAATTCCGTAAACGGAAGAGACACCATGACAGGCTTCCTGGTACTGATCGCCTCTTTGCTCTGGCTGGGGGGTTGCATCTACGTGGGCAGGCTGCTGAGTGAGTTCACCTCTGCGGTGAAGAACAACAGTCACGAGCTCCGCGATCTTCGACTCACCAGCCGCACTCGCATCTCCGATGCTGCCGTTCGATCGGGGCCTCTGTCTGAGGAGCGGCTGTTGACTCGCCTGGGTCGAGCATCCAAGTCGAGCCGAGTAGTGGTCGGAGGAGACGCAGACTCGCAGCTCAATCAGGATCTCCTCCGAGGGGTGAACAACCGTGAAGATAGCTGAGTCTCATGCCTCGATCATGTCGATCGACTTCAGCAAGGGGCCGTCCATCAGGCAACACAAGAGTGGCAGGATTCGTGATCGGGGCAATACTCGCGATCATCGCCCCGTGAACGCTGAGGGCAAGCTGTTGACTCCCAAGCAGATCCGCGCTCGAGCACGCCGCAAGGCCGAACGCTCGCGCAAGAACGGCAAGGCGATCATGAGCGACCTCGAGTTCGAGGCGCTCTACAAGCCGGTGGACGAATGGGATCTGGAAGAGCTTGCTCGAGGTCGACCCCGCGACGTCGATGGAAACTTCCGGGGCCGCAAGCCCAAGTGGATCACCCGAGAAGTCCACGAACGAGCCATGGAGCAATTCCAGTTGGCCATCAAGACCGAGATGGGGGCCATGACTCCCACCGCGCTGACCACTCTTCAGTACCTGCTGGAGAGCGAGGAGACAGACGATCGAGGCAAGCCTCTCGTCCCAGCTTCCACCAAGTTCCAGACTTCGGCTTTCCTGGTCGAGCACCTCCTGGGCAAGCCCAAGCAGCGAATGGAGACAGACATCTCTGTCAAGCTTCAGGGCATCCTCGCCGGGGTCATGGTCAATCCGAACGAGGCTCTTGCTCCCCCTGAGCAGGGTGGCATGGGCGGGTACCAGCTGGCTCACATGCCGGGTCACACCATTCCCATGGGCATAGAGGGCCCCGCCAAGGACGACGACGAAGACCTGGAGGCTTTCGATGAGTGATGAGGCACCTTGCAAGCTCTGCGGGGGCAAGTTCGATGAGCATGGACCGGGACTCACCCAACACGTCTACACTCAGCGTGAGGGTGAGATGAAGACGTTCGAGCAGGAAGCTCGAGAGAAGCAGGCTGCTCAGCGACCCGTGATGGTTCTGCCGCCGTCTACCAATTCCACACAGGTAGAACGGTTGGTGCAGGTACTTCTCACTCGGGGCTTGATCCTCACTGACGACGCCTTGTACATTGCAGGCATGGGGCCCAAGCCTGAACAGCAGTCCTCGGGGTACATCGATCCAGCCCAGTTCTTCAAGTCCAGAGGAGGCTAGTCATGGTCATGGTGCTGGAAACCAAGATGATCGAGGAGATCGCTCAGATCGGTCGGCTTCGAGCACCAGCTGAAGCGTGCGGTCTCCTCCTGCCTGTACCGATTCGCGGCAGGTCGGTGTGGGAGATACCAAACCGCAGCAAAACTCCCCAGGACTCCTTCGAGATGACGGGAGAGGACATGGTGATTGTGCTGGAGAGTCTGTTCGACGGCAATGTGCCGAAGAGCATCGTCGACGGCTTGACCGCCTGGCACACTCACCCGGGGGGTAACTTGGGGCCCTCTACGTACGACCTGTACCACAAGCCGCTCTACATCCGAAGTCTGGTCGTGACTTTGTTCAACGACGGGACCCCTGCCAAAGCTACCTGGTACTAGGAGGTACCATGAGTGCGCTCATCGTGGGGCTGACTCCGGGCCCCTTGACTGTGTGGTATGTGGTGGAAGAACCTCTGGCCTTCTCCCTCACTCTCAAGAAGGACGGGGTACCCATCCCCTGGCCCGAAGCTCCGAAGCTAATCTTCGGCAACGAGGTGGAAGTCATCGCTGTTCTCACAGGTAGCGGTGAACCCGAGGTGGCCAACGCCAAGGCCACTTGGTCCATGACTCAGCCAGAGATCGAAGTCATGGACAAGCTGCCTGACTCGGGGGCAAAGATCACTGTCCAGGGGATGTCCTGGTGGAAGGGGCAGGCACTTCGCCATGACTGAGCTCGCCAACGGTTACTCCATCGAAGTGGAGATGCCTATTCCATCCCCCTCGGTGGAGGTCCCGGGCACAATTGACCTCACTGCGACTGTTGTACCTGTTCAGGGGGAGCAAGGTCCCCCCGGCCTGTCTGGGGCTGGGTACACTCACGATCAGGTCACCCCGGCCTCTACCTGGACGATTGTTCACAATCTGCAGAGCAAGCCTCCCTTGACTGTAGTACTTGCGGGGGCAGAAGACGAACCAGTTTTCGCTGACGTCACCTACCCAGACCTCAACACGGCCGTCGTTGAGTTGCCGACCGCAAGCGCGGGCAAAGTCTACATGTAAGGAGAAGCAGCATGGCAATCCCGAAGTTCCTCACTGGCCTCCGAGCCAACAACAAGCGCATTCAGGACGTCGCTGATCCGACGGCGGCAACCGACGCTGCAACCAAGCAGTACGTCGACAACACCGCTGCGGGTCTCAACTGGAAGCAGAACGTTCGAGTCGCCTCGACTGCGAACATGGCTGTCGCTTCGGCTGTGATCAACGGGGCTTCAGTCGATGGGGTCACGCTGGCGACGGGGGATCGCATCCTCCTGAAGAACCAGACCACCGCCTCGGAGAACGGCATCTACATCGTTGCTGCCTCTGGTGCTGCGGCTCGAGCTGAGGACGCCAACACCAGCGCCGAAGTTCGGAACATGATCGTGCGGGTGGAGTCGGGCACAGTCCACGGTGACCAGATGTGGCAGCTCACCACTGACAACCCGACGCTCGGCACGACTTCGTTGACGTTCACCCAGTTCACGGGTGGTGGTGCTGCGTACGTTGCTGGCTCCGGCTTGACCGAGTCGCCAGCAGGAACCTTCAACGTGGGTGCTGGCTCGGGCATCAGCGTTGCTGCAGACGCGGTGGCTATCGATACTGCCGTGGTCGTTCGAAAGTTCGCGGCCAACTGCGTCGCCACAACCAACCCCCAGACGTTCGCTCACGGGCTCGGAACAGCTGACGTCCAGGTGATGGTCAAGGAGGGCAACACGGTCGTATACCCTGACGTCGAGGTCGACGCGACGAACGTCACGGTCGACTGGGGCGGAGCTCCGACTGCTGCGCAGTACCGCGTGATCGCTCAGGCCTGATCCGATGCCGATCCAGAGGAAAGTTGGTCTTCCGGTCGACGCGTCGTGGGAAAATTGTCCATTCTCACAGGGCGGCACGTTGACCGTGAAGACAGGTACCTTGCGGTACCCAGTCAAGGGGGGTACATTCCAAGTACAGACCATTGCAGCCATGGTCGGTACTGCCCCCACCGGCGCCTCTGTGATCGTGGACGTCAACAAGAACGGCTCGACCATCTACGGCACTCAGGGAAACCGGCCCACGATTGCAGCGAGTGCGAACTCAGCTACAGTTGGGGCTCACACTGCCACGACGGTCACCGATGGGGACTACATCACCATCGACATCGACCAGATCGGTAGCACGGTCGCCGGTGCTGACCTCGTAGTCGTTGTGAGGATGCAGAGAATCTCCTGATGGCTACTACGACTCACAAGACCGCTCTCACCACTACCACCAATGCGGCCATCTACACCACAGCTGGGTTCACCCCTGCTCTGGGGGATCTTCTGGTGGTCTTAGTGGTTGCAGCTTCGACCATAGACGATGGGGCGGTCACCGCTTCAGCCAACGGCATCTCTACTTTCACTCGAGTCGACCGAGCCATCTTCAACCTCAGCAATCACTCTGCATACATCTTCATAGCGGACCAGCTGGCTGCCGGCACAGCATCCATGACAGTCACCTTTGACTGCACGGGTGACGACGCGGGCGGAGCGGTTGTTCAGGTGGCTGCTGTCTCTGGCATGACCCGGACCGGTATAGACGCAGTTCGTCAGCACGCGAAGCTTGACAATGGGGATGGCCCATCTACCCCAGTCTTCACCTTCTCCTCTGCTTGCTTGACCAGCAACCCCACCCTGGTCTGCTTGGGTCAAATCTCCACCGCGGGTTCTACTCCCCCCACCAACTGGTCTGAGGGGTCGGACACTTCCTTCTCCACACCGACCATAGGTGGCACGTACGTCTATCGAGACTCGGGGTTCACGGGCACCACCATCACTTGGGGCGACTCTGAGACCGCCAACGGCGGCATCGCCATCGAGCTTGACACCACCGACCCAGGAGAAACTGAGTATTGGCTGCCTTCCTCTGGGAGTGCCGCGGTCTCTCCTGCCCCGAGCGCTTTCTGGGACCAGGCTGACTCTGCGGTCTGGCGACCCATGGTCATCTCACCCAGCAACACATCAATCGTGGCGGCTGATGCAGCCTACGTCGCAGAGGTCTCGGCCACCTCCCCTTGGGATGTGTTGATCCGGCAGTATGTCTCAGATCCCATTGGAGCCCAGGACGTAGAGGGTAAGTTCTCATTCGTCGCGAAGGCTCTGGAGTCCGCAGGCACCAACGACATGTTTGTTCAACTTCGACTCTCGGTTATCTCTGGCGATGGGACTTCAGAGCGGGGGGTTCTGTACGCCGGCACCGAGGCCACTGCCCTGGCTGCGACAGCCAGCACTCCCAACCAGGAGATGAGCTCGGGAGGCACCCGAGTTTATAGCAGAATGATCATGTCGACTGTGTCAGCATTGAACGGGGATCGGTTGAGACTCGAGGTCGGCTACCGGTCACTCAACGTGATCAGCACCTCAAGATCGGGGGGTGTGGAACAGGGTGACCCGACCAGCGGCACTGATTACTCCTTGATATCAGACTCTGCCGGTAACCGCCCCTTCTTGAAGCTTCACAGCATCATCTCACCCGCTGCCCCTTCTGCCGACTTCTCAGGCTGGGGCATCCCGATCTAACACAAGTTTCATGGGGACCGTGAACAAACAAACAAGGAGAGAATCATGACGGATCCCACACCCTACATCGGTCAGGTCATCGAGGCTGCTCGGGACCAGTTCGAGGCCTACGCGGCTGTTCGCAACGAGGAGGTGAACCAGCTCATCGCCGAGCGTGAAGAGGTTGTGCTCCAGAGGGAGCAGGCCATCGCCCAGCGAGACGAGATCCAGGCCAAGTACGACGCTCACATGGCGACTCACGAGCCGACCGAGCCCGAGCCTGAGCCGGCTACTGTTCTGATCGGTGCCAACTACGGAGGCGGCGATGAGAGTCAGTTCCATGGTCGACCGGAGGTGGCCCGAGTGTTCTTGCAGACCACCGTGCCCACCGACATCAAGAACCAGGACGACTACAAGCGGGCCTACAGTCAGGGAGTCCGTGCCTTCGTCATCTCGTGGAAGAGCACGAACACCTCGGCTCTGAAGGCCATGCTGGAGTCGGCGCATGACGACGTGAAGCTTTGGGGCTGCTACTTCCACGAGCCCGAAGACAACATCAAGACCGGCAGCCTGACCTTGGCGAACTGGAAGCGCATCACGGGGGAGCAGGCGGCGATGATGAAGTCCATCGGAGTCACTCCGACGACGATCTTGATGGCCTACACCTTGAACCCCAACTCGGGTCGGAACGTGGAGGATTACTTCATGGACGGTGCCATCGACTGCTTCGGGTTCGACTACTACATGAACCCGCTCAAGGGTAAGGACAACCCCGAAGAGCGAGTGGCAGAGATGGTGCAGGTGGCCCTGGCGAGTGGGGCCAACTCCATCCTGCTCGGTGAAGCTGGGGTGCCCCGGGAGGTTGCCGAGGACGTCAGGGTCGATCTGCTCAAGCGACTCCGGGCCACTCTGGAGACTACTCCCGAGGCGGTCGCTGCTTGCTACTGGTCAACCGACGCGTTCATCTTCACCCAGAAGACAGCTGACGCTTGGTTCGGTACCGCCTGATTCGACGATCGAGGGCCCTCCCGCATCGCGCTGGAAGGACATGGGGATCGATTCAGGATGCTGGGAAGGCCATCGATGATAGGATCGATGATCGTAGAACTCTAAAGACCGAGAGAGGAGGGGACATGCCACTTCGAGTAGGCGGGGACTTCCCCGACCCGATCAACACGGAGACCGAGTACGCAGGCAAGGTTCCCATGCCAAACACCGTGGGGGATCTTGGGCCCGAGGTCAGAAAGCTTGAGCCTCACGAGAGACTTCGCTTGGGCTACCTCACCGGTCAGGAGGAGGACCCCGAAGCTCCGCGCGAAACAGGCTTCATGGGCGGTGTGGACAGTCGACACCCCGAGCATGACGACATGGATCTGCCGGGTGAAGATTTCTTCAGTGAGGATTACCTCGAATGACCGCTGGGCCAGTAGTTCTTGACGACGATGCCCTTGTCTTCCGCAAGGACGCTTACTTCGAGCGTACTGCTTACAACCCCCACTCGGGGCAGAAGCTGTTCCACTACGACAACACTCGACACCGAATCATGTCGAATGGACGACGGTGGGGCAAGACTCTTGCGGGAGGCAAAGAGGCTGAGACCATGGCCTTCGTCAAGAACTTCTTGGGTGAGCCGATGCAGGGGTGGATCATCGGCCCCGAGTACACGGACTGCGAGAAAGAGTTCCGCGTCGTGTACAACACGTTCAAGAAACTGGGCATTGACCAGGTCAGCAACAAGTTCTTGAACAATGTTGAGTCTGGGTCTATGAGGATCAAAACCAAGTGGGGTTTCGATCTTCAGTGCCGGTCGGCGAAGCACCCTGACAGCTTGGTCGGTGAGGGGCTTGACTTCGTGCTGATCGTGGAGGCAGGTCGACACCACCGACGAATGTTCACCGAGTATGTTCGACCAGCTCTGTCTGACAAGCGGGGTTGGTCGATCATGTCCGGGGTTCCGGAGATTGCCAGTGACACTGCTTTGCTCTACTGGGCTTTCGAGCGAGGCCAGGACAGCACTAAGACTCAGTGGCGATCGTTCCGGATGCCCTCATGGACCAACGACATCGTCTTCCCGGGCGGACGCAATGACCCGGAGATTCTTGAGGCCGAGGACGACTTGACCGAGGACGAGTTCCGTCGTCAGTACGGAGGTGAGTTCGTAGAGCGCATCGGCCGCGTGATGAAAGAGTGGGACGACGAGACCCACCTTGTCAGTGGCTTGAACTACAACCCCGCTCTCCCTTTGTACGCCGCAGTCGACTATGGCTACGCCAATGACTGGGTCTGGCTCTGGATTCAGGTGGATATGTGGGGGTATGTCTACGTGATCGGGGAGCACCGGTGGAGGATGATGGACACCGGAGAGATCGCGGCTGACATGCTGTCCATGAAGAACACCGGTGCTGATCTCTGGACTCTGTTGGACAAGGTGGTCTGCATTTACGCTCCTCCGGCCGAGCCCGATCAAACCTCAACTCTTCAGAGGAAACTTGCCATCCCCACCCGTACCAACACCGGCGGAATGGTGAACGACCGAGACCGACTCACGAACAAGATGCTGAAGTTACGCCCCTCTAACCTCCCCGGCGCTCGTGCGGGTGAGAGACTCCCCGGCATGACCTTCAACCGTGAGCGAACAACTCAGTTGGCTTGGGAGATGAGGCAAGGCTATCGTTGGCCTGAGCACAAGTCGGAGACCAAGAACGCCAACGAAAACCCGATGGACAAAGACAACCATGGCCCAGAAGCACTGGGTCGATTCACTTGGGGCCACTTCGGCAACAAAGAGAAAACACGAACCTCGAGACAATCCCGAGTCAGGGCTAGGAGACGCTGATGGCCGAGAAGAGAAAGCTGTTCACCCCCTGGTCGAGCTTGGGTAATATGCTCGGCAAGCCTCCTGCTTGGTGGCCAGAAGAGGAGCGGGAGCGAATCCAGTCGTACGAGAAGTACGATCAGATGTACTGGAACGACCCCACTCAGTACGCTTTGCGTGTTCTTGAGGACGAGCAGCCCATCTACATCCCCAACGCTCGCATCATCGTGGACACCACTTGCCAGTGGCTGATGAAGGGTCTTCGTTTGACCTCTGGGGACGGCGACGCAGAGAACCCCGCTCAGATCAAGCTTGATGATCTGTTGAAGCGAGAGAGGTTCTACTCCAAGTTCAGCATCAACAAGCAGGCTCTGGTGACTCGGGGGGACTGTGCCTTCCACATTACCGCAAACCCTCTGAAGCCCGAGGGTAGTCGGCTGAGCATTGACACCCTGCACCCTGGCCAAGTGTACAAGGTCACCGACGAAGAGGACCCCGACAAGGTCATCCGAATCCACATTGCCGAGCTTTTCACCATGGAGATCAAAGGGGAAGACAAGGAAGTAGTTCGAAAACTCACCTACCACAAGCTAGACGCAGGAGACGAGAACAACCCCACCCCAGGGCAGCGACGGATTGCTCGAGAGGAAGCTCTGTACGAGCTGAGTGGGGAGAAGGGTGACTGGTGGGGTCCCACACCGAAGAAGATCAAGGAACTCCTTGAATACGAGGTGCTTGACCCTCGGATCACCGCATTCCCCATCTACTGGTTCAACAACCTGGAATGGGAGTCTCAGCTCTATGGATCCTCCGACCTCCGGGGACTCGAGTTCCTCCAATGGGCAGTATCCCAAGGTGCCACTGACACTCAGGCTGCTCTTGGCCTTGAGGGTCTGGGTGTCTATGCGACTGATGGCGGTAGACCGGTGGATGACAGTGGTGAAGAGTCGGATTGGGAGGTGGCTCCGGGCAAGGTGATGGAGGTCCCTGCCGGGGCCTATTTTCGCCGAGTGGAGGGTGTGGGATCGATCACTCCCATGCTGGACCACATCCGATACTTGGAAAGCAAGGCCTATGCCGCGTCGGGTTTGACGGACGTCGCGCTGGGTCAGGTGGATGTGCAGGTGGCTCAGAGCGGTATTGCCTTGGCCATCAAGTTCATGCCCACGCTCGCTCGCATTGAACAGCGAGACACTGCCGGCACTGAGATCCTTCAGCAGATGTGGCACGACTTGGATTTCTGGTTCCAGGTCTACGACCCAGGTTCTGCCGTGGGTCAGGTGAACATCAACATCGCCGAGGACAAGCTGCCCAAGGACAAGACCGCAGCTCTCAACGAGTTGAACAACATGCTTGACCGCAAGATCATCAGCCGTAGGTACTACAGGCTGAAGGCGAAGGAACTGGGTCACGACATTCCAGACGACATGGACAAAGAGATCCTCGAAGAGGCCGAGGCTCTCGCCAAGATCAACGCGGCCGCAGCACCTCCCGCTCTTCAGCCGAATGCGGAAGCAGCAGCAGCTGGAAACAAGCCGATCACGAACGCGAATGGGGGAAACAACGAAGACGTTGACAATTCCGGCAATCAGAGCAATAATCAGTCTAGAC